AAAATGGTAAGAGAGTTTATACTCTCTTTTTTTATGAACATATAATAATAGTTATCTTAAGTTGAATATATAAATAAAACTATTATATATGGCAGATTGTCCTGATAATGATAAACAATTAAGTGCGGCATATCCTGAAACTGCTAAAAGCCCTATTATAGCTGATGTTAATAAAGTGGTTTCATCTGCTACACCTATGTATGAAATCACAACTAAGTTAACTGCAGCAGCTCAAACTTATAATGCAATTAATTCTGTTGTTAATCAATTACTTGGATATGATGCTAAATGGTTTAGAGCTGTTCCCCAACAGCGTTCTAAAGATGTTATTTTTCAAGAATATACATTATCAAATGTTGAGGGATGCCCTTTAGATGTTAAAGTTGTTTTGCCATCAGGCATGCCACCTGATAGTAAATATAATTATGATCTTATGGGATTGGAATATGAAGTTCCTCTTGAAGTTCAAATTGATAAAAAATACTGGGAATCTATTTCAGGGTTTGGAACAGCTCCTCAAAAGAAAGATATAGTTTATTTTCCAATATCTAATAAACTTTTTCAAGTTGAATCATCTTATTTATTTCGTGGATTCATGGAACAAGAAACTACATGGAAAATAAATCTTACTAAGTATCAACCTATGGCTTCAAGAAAAGAATCTGCTGCACTTCAAGAAACTATCGATCAATATACTGTTAGTGTTGAAGAATTATTTGGAGACGCAATTGATGCAGATGTTGCAAAACTTGTAGATGATAAACAATTTAACCAGCATAATTCAATGCAAAAAGATAAATACAAATCATTTGATCCTTCATTGAATACAATTTCAAAATCAATAACAATGTATGGAACTGTAGTTGCTCAATCTTTTTATGATTTACAATCATCTAAATGGTATGATGCTATTACTTATAACACAGGCGATTTAATAGATATTCACTCAGATAGGAGTATAATTGCTTGGATGCAACCACGTACGATACCATCACTTAATAAATCATTTAACGTTTCAACAATAACTGCTATAACTTCACTAGATCCATCTACACTTTACGTGTATGATCCTTCATTATATAGTGAAGCAAACTATAGTGTAACACTTAACACTCCTGCATCATTGCCAGAAGTGCAAATTGATGAAAGTGTTGTAATAGCTCGTCCAGGTGCACTTAATTTTTATGCAAAGGTTGTTGCTATAAGTATAAATCCTCTTACATATCATTGTATGATAAATCCATTTGTTCTTGAAGATCTTGTTAATATAAAATCTGATTGGAACACACAAAAAGAATATAAGTTAACAAGAAAAGAACCAATATCAATCTTAGATGGTGTAAATGATTTTGGAGAACACGTATTTTCTGTAAATGTATATGCAAATCAATATATTGCAATAAATTATGGGCATACATATGCAAATGATGATGCTTACGTAGTAAGATTAGATGATAAGTTAAACGATAATGAATGGTATGGAATTATAGTAAATGTTGGAAATTCATGGCAACAGTATAGTGTGTATGTGTGGAAGAAACATGAAACTGATAAGAATGCAAAATTACAAAATATATTCTATGAAACTATACGTCTTTATCCTGAAGAAATTGCAGTTCACCAGTATTCTATCAATAGATCACCTGGATATTTAACAAATATAAGATTATATAGTGCGACTATTGAAGAAGAACGTATGAGCAATGAGTTATTATCATATTTTATAAAAGACGGTGACCAAACGATAATAGCAGATTTGGCTGACCCGCTACTTAAACTCCCATATATTACGAAACAAAGATAGTTATGAGAGCTAAATTTATATATGAAAAGTTCTCTGAAGAATCAGATCCTATTGAAGATTTGGGTATAGGAATTTATTATTTTGATCTTGAATACGCTAATGTATATGATTTAGAAGAAGGCCTTAAAGAAGAAATAGAAGGATATGATATAAAGATACAAATTTTAGAAACAAACTCTAATTATACTACGGTTAGAACTATAGGAAGTAAAAATAATCTGATAAAATACATCACAGATGTATTTATTAAAAATCCTTCATATGCACACGAAATTATAAGTAAACTTAAACCATTAACAGAATCTTTAGATGAGAAATTTAAAGAAAACTCTGATCCTGTAGAAGATTTAGGTATTGGATTGATAGGAAAACTCCAAAACATTCATACAAAACAAGAACTTATAGAGAAATTTCCTGATACTGAGCGCGTAGCTCATTATGTATCACGTTCAATTTATTCTATCAATAAAGATAAAAATTTATTTGTAGTATTTGATCATGACGCTACGGGTCCAAAGCCTCATTATTTTATGGATTACACAGATAGATTTAATGCAGTTCGCATATTTAAAAAATCCCCAGATGGAGAAGAAATAACAATTTGGTATAAACCATATGATTAATGAATATATAATTACTAAAATAAAATGTTATGCAAATTAAACGTGAAAGAGAAGAACTTGAAAAATTTCTAGAGAAAGCACCTGAAAGTATTGATAAAAATGTTGCAGTTCCTGGTGAAAATATGACTGAATTACATCAAGAACCATTAATGAATGTTGATTTTATTGATCTTAAAACTCAATGTGAAAAAGAAGCACGTGTTATGGTGAAAAATGCAATTGCATTTATTATTCCTATAGATATGATTAAGAAAAATAAATATCTGAAAGATAAATTTAAAGTAGATGTTATATCACTAGCTGGTATGATTTATCAATTAAGAACTAATGAAATTGTTCAAAAATCTTTAATAGATCAAATAAATTCTGGAATGGCACATCCTAGAATGTATGAAGTTTTTGGACAATTAGCAAAAGTAATTGGAGAACTTAATAAACAATTATTACAAACCTGTGAAGCACTAAAAGAAACTTATAAAACATTTAAACAAGATGTTAAAGAACAAAGAACAGAAGCTTTAGGACCTTCAATGGGACAAAATGGAATGTTAACTACAGGTGATGGCGGGGTTGTCACAAGAGGAACAAAAGAGTTAATAAATCGAGTTAAAGAAGTTAAAAATCAAAGAAATAATAACTTAAATAATATTGAAGATATACATATAATTCCTGATATTCCTATTAATAATTATTAATATACAATAAAAAAACATGCAATCTACAGTAATATGGAATAGTGCATCGGTTCAACATACGTTAGATAAACTTAGAATGGGTATACCCGCGGATTTGGGTGCATTTCATCAAGGAGATATTGAATTAAAAGCAGCTAATCTTTTATATCAATTATCTCAAGATGAAGTTGATGAATTCCATAAATGTTCCGATGATATTATATATTTTGTTGAAAAATATTGTAGATTTATGACAGATAAAGGAAGACGATTAGTTCCTTTAAGAGATTATCAAAAAAAAATATTATTAGCTCTTGCAGAAGAACGATATATTGAAATTCTTGATGAATTAGGCCCCAGTAATAGAAACGTTATAGTTTTAGCAAGCCGCCAAATTGGTAAAACGACAACAATATCTGCATTTTTTTCTTGGTATCTTTCGTTTCACAATGATCGAAACCTTGCAATTTTGGCCAACAAGGAAAAAACTGCATTTGAAATTGTTGATAAAGTAACTAATGTATTTAAAGGTCTTCCATTTTTTTTAAAACCTGGAATTATTAATATTGGTGCAGGTGGAATGGTTCTTGATAATGGATGTAAATTATTATCTCAAGCTACTACAAAAACTGCTCAAATTGGTTTTACAATTCATGTTCTTTATGCGGATGAATTTGCACATATTCAACCAAATATTGTAAATGATTTCTGGAGATCTGTATATCCTACACTTGCTTCTTCAGAAATATCACAATGTATAATAACATCAACTCCTGCTAGTGAATTCGATCTTTTCTTTGAAATATGGAGCAAAGCGATTAAAAACGAAAATTCATTTATGCCATTTAGAGTTGATTATTGGGAAGTTCCTGAACACGATGAAGTATGGGCTGAAAAAATGAAAAAAGATTTTACAGAAGAAGCATTTGCTCAAGAATTTGAACTTTTATTTAATCGTGGTGATACACTTCTTTTAGGTTCTCATGATTTT